CGTTAGTTTCTCCAGCTCAGAGATACGGGTTTGGGTCTTGGAGACATAATCTTGGAACACGTTCATAACCACGGGCATAGCCGCGGCGTTAAAGGTCAACTTAGCTTTGGCCCTAGGGTCAAGCTCTGTGTTCTCAATCTGCATGGCCTGTTGTTGAATGCTATTTAAAGTGTTATTCCAAGCTTCATTTCCCTCGATAGGGCGCAATAGAGCATTTTCCTTTTGGAGGTTTTGCCACTCAGAATCATAAGCAGTTTTAACCTCTGACTCCATTCTTTGCTGGAAGGCCGTCGCTTCCTTCTGCTCTTCGGCTTGAATCATCTGCAACACAGTATTAACATCTTTAGTTAGAACTTCTCGTCTTTCAAAGACCTTTTGAAGTTCCTCTGCCTTGCTTCGAATAGCTAAAGAATCTACTGGATCAAATGCACTTGTAGCTTCCTTCAACAAAGCCCTGCGTTTGGCGGTGTCCGGTTCTACCATAGCTGCATAAATATTCCGGGGGTCAACTCCCTCGTAAAGTTTGCTGATCTCAGAAACCTCTTTTTGAATGCTATTTAAGGGCTCAGTGACAGCCTGTTTATATTCCTTGGTGGATTCTAACCTGGAGAATTTAAGCTCGTTTTCGTACTCATCTCGCTCTTGTTTTAGGGTGTTCAGTTGATTCTGGAGGTCAATCTGTTCAACTGAATTTGTGGGTGCTTCGACAACTTTAGACTCTAGTTCTTTAAGCTTTGTTCGGGCGTCCCTCAAGTCTTTTGTCAAACGGGCCCATGCAGTCTGGGCTTCGGGTTTAAGATTCTCGGGTGCTTTGACGTCCAACTCATCGGAAACGGCTTCGGTTTTTGTGACTTCTTCTTGGCCAGTCAACCGCTTGGTCAAAATATCCAGAGGATTAGTCGTGGAAGATTTATCAGTCTTGGCAATCTCAACAGTTTTGGCTGTCTCCGCTGGTGCGGTTACGGCGGTGGCTACGGGTGCTTCCGTAGCTGGTGCTTTGTCTAGAGCTTCAAACCCTGCATCAAATGCATCGGCAAAGCTAATGTTATCGGCCCCAGCGGCTCCTGCCACTACGGGTTCTGCGGTTGTTGTTTCACTCATGTTTTGTGTTCCTTATGGTTGGTTGGTTTCTTCTGTTCTGGTTTCCCAGGGTTCTGGTAAATTGGTTGGCTCTGACCGTTCTTCACCAAGCGCGGTGAGCAAACGAATGGCTTCATAATAGCCTTCTCTTCGAGCATTTAAAGTTGCGTTCCAATCAATAAAATCAACATTAGGAGGAGGAAGCGTCGGGGTAGGAGTGCCAATAGTTAGCAAAACTTGATTCAAAGCTTTTCCAGCTTCTGATTTAGAAAAGGTTTTCCAGGCGAGTTTGAAATCGTCTCTTTTATTCCAATCGGTTAATGTCATGCTTTTTGGGCGGTGGTACTCATCGCAGAACGCAGATTAGCTGCGGTTTGCGCGTCTTGTAAAGCTAATTTTTGCTTTAACTCCGCCTCTTTGAACCGCGCGTCCAACGCGGCTCTTTCTTGTTTTAACTGCATGTCTAGCTGATGTTCCTGCATTTTCATTTGCATCTGAGGAGAAATCCCCTGAACTTGTCCTTGCTCCAAAGCAAGTTGTTGCTGTTGCTCATTAGCCACCCGAATATCCTGTTCTACATCTCTTTGCAGATTTACAACTGCTTCTCGCAAAAGATTCATTGCGAGCTTAGCCTGGCCAATCTCCTGTTGTTTTGTCTTGTCGTCAACAATCCTAAGAAGATGTTCATTTGAATGTTCATACACCATGGTAAGGAACGTCATGGTGCCCTGCTTATCTTGGATCTGGTTATTCTGAACGGCCTGAACAATAGGTTGAGTTTCTTTCAAATGGACAGCCAGATGAATTGCGTGATTTTCATTCGGCATAACAGTTACTTGTCTGCCAGCCTGCATTGAACCATTTTCAAGTTCAGCAATTTTAGCGTCGGCAGGAATACGATTTTTAACAGTCGGGTTAGGCAGGTAGCGATCAACCTGATCGTATCCCACGCGGGCGGCCACGCGGTCGCGCACGGCATTGATCTGCCCCAACTCGTCGAACCGTGGGAGCATTTGCATGAATTCATTGAAAGCTGAAAGACGGGCGGCGGGGGAACCCAACCCAACGGCTTTCACAGCATCAACGTCATAAACAGCTTTAACTGCTTCCCAAGGAACTCCACGCTCTTCCAGTCGGCTACGGAATCTTTTGGCTTCGGCCGCGCCCTCTTCTCCGGGGACCCATGTATCACGCTGAAGCCGTCTGAATTGTTCGCGTAGCAAACGTCCCCAAGGAACGTAGAAAAGGTTCATCGAGTTGGTAGTGAGTATCGCCTCATTCGCTAGCTGTGCTTCTACTTCGGTTGCGGTGCGAGGATTCCCGGTGGGCGCGTTCATCTGGGTCCGATAAGATCCGGTATTGCTCTGACGGACCATTGCCATTTCGTTCACAATAGGCTGCACGTTGGCGGCCAAATTGGGGTACTGAGTCTGAACAACATTCAATCCTGGGGGTAAGAACGAAAGAGGACCTGAGTAGGCCATCGTCATCTTAGATATATCCTCCGCGCTTTGAGGTTGCAGCAAAACGGAAGTTTGCAACATCGCTCCGTCGGCCATCGCGCAACGTAAACGATTGGTCATCTGGATATGCGGGAAAATTTTGTACCCAAGACCGCGGATAGAATGATAAACTCCGTTGCCTACTCCATAAGTGAAAATGTGGAAAGCTTCGGAAGCCGACTTAAATCGATGAAGTCTTTTAAATAGAAAATCACCAGATCCATCGCGAAGTCCAATAGCGTGGGAATAGCTTCCATCAAACTCTCTGACATAATAATGAACTACATGAACTTCGCGTGATCGAACGTGGGCAAAATACAAATCGTTGGCTTTAATCTGTCTCTGTAACTCTTCCCAATTAAAACCATCCTGAGGAAAAGTAGTGGTGGCATTGCGTATCGCCTTTCGTACTTCCTCCACATTCCATCCAGCTTCTTCTGCAATTTTCGGGTTCTCAATATATTGAAAGAGTTCGTGTACTAAAAAGATTCTTCGGATGCACGCAATCTCAACTTTATCTTCTGTGGCGGGGGTTCCGCGGGGAATGAAGAAGTCGCCAATAGGGCATACAGTCCACTGCCAATTTCGTTCGTCTTCAAAATACGCAATCCCCAAGCCTTGGGAAACAAAATAGTAAGACAGAAGTTGTTGCTTAAAATAAAAACTGGGCCAATCTTTTGTCAAAAGACGGGTAAACTCTTCAGAAATAATTGAAGCGTACTCTTCGCGTTGGCTCTCATCCCCGAAGCGTGTTTTAACATTAATCAAACGATCGACTGAAGTGACAAGATCATTGTATGAAGTGAGTGCTTTTTCCAAGTCAGCCCCGGCTTCTCCAAAGTTAAGGTTGGCTCGATAGCCCTGGCCCAACCTCCGCAACACTACGGGGTCATAAGGAGCCGCCCCGTCAAACATATCCATGATCCTGGTGCGATCTCGGGCCGCTGCCTCGTCTGCCAAATACAAATTTTGGTATAAAGAATGTAGACCTTTATAGTCGCTAATTCGGGTTTTAGGTACTTTCCCTTTTTCGCTTATTGTTAGGAGATCCGAATCAGGAACGGTATTGTTATTGTATTTGGGTTCCACAAGTCCAACTAGTATGGGGGAAGGCAATATTCCTGTCAATCAGGCTTTTTAAGCACTGAGGAAAGAAGATTCGGACACGGCCTGGTCAAGTTTACGGGCTTGCTCTTGCCAGGTAGACCTTACCTTGCCCCCCACTAGGGAGCCGGCATGAATGCCCAGTTTTTGTCTGGCTAGATCTAGACCTAAGAAAAAAGCGTCGGCTAAGTCGGGGGACTTCCCCAAACGTAACTTGTAGTCTCTTTTGGGCTCTACTGTAACTTTTCCGCCAACGGTTGTATTATATTTTCTCCCAGTCATTTCTTTGGCTAAATCCGGTACAATTCCTTTTAACTGCCCGGACCTCATATACTCTACCCCGGAAAACCACAGTTCCGTAACTCGGTTTGTATACTTATCTACACCTCGAATTGGGTTTGTAACGCTTACCGGTAGCAAGGAAGCTTTTTCTCCAAACTTAATTCGAAGTATTCGATTCGACCATATTTCGGATAAGATGTCACAAAAAGGATCTCCGGCGCCAGTGGCGTCAATAGCCACTCTTTCGGGGGGAATCCCAGATTCTTGGCAGATTCGCATAACTTCTTTGGCGATTTGAAAGTTGCGAGATTCTTGTTTAGTCACGTCTTCGCGAAGATTGTGGAATTTATGGAGAGCAACTGCTGGACCAGATTCTTCGCTTTGCCCATACTTGAGGATAGCTAGCACCGATCTATCTCCACCGTTTGTAAACGCAGGATCAAATCCGGCCAGGTAAAGGGGAGGCTGAGACCATCTTGGCTCTTTAGTGACATCGTATTTTCTAAAATCGGCTTCGGAATAAATACCTTCCTCTGCGCCCACGGGGGCGGGAAAGCTACGTATGAACCGCCAAAAGGAAAGGGAGTTCTCGCCTTCGTTATCGATCGCGTACTTAACTTGTTTGGAGGTCAGCAAAAAAGGCCATTTGTCATCGTGCTCAATGTTCGGTGTCTTTAACCCGTCAAGGTGGATACACTTTCCTGTCTTTGTTTCCCATTCCTCTGCGTCGACTGTGACGGAATTCCATCCGTCTTTAGGTGTAGAGAACACCCCAAAAGGGTCATATTGAGAGTTAAAGTTACCCAGAGCTACGCATTGGAATTGGGGATTGGCATTGAGATTAGAGATGGCTTCGAATACTGAATTAGTTACGTCCGTCGCCTCGTCAATAATCAGAAACACCCTTTTGTTCTTCAACCCAATAAGTTTTGCCGTGGCTTCTTTCTCTTTGTCTGGGCTTGAAGGAACCAGGGTAATCGAGGAACGATCCGATGCTTCGCCTGATTCAGACACGTCTAGAACAATCTTGCCCATCGAGTCAACCAACTTTCCGGGCAACCCGGGAACTTGCATATATCGTTCACGAATAGAACCCCACAAACGCTTACGAGCTTCTCGAACGCTGGTTGTAGTCACTAGAACAAGGGTTTCATGGGGAGCGCATAGCCAGTTTACAAGACCCCACATGGCCATGGTTGATGTTTTTGCGGAAGACTTCGGACCAGAAATAGCTAAATAGTTTTCTTCGCAAGCACGTTCAATCATCCAATCAGCCCAAGGATGCCAATGAAATCCGTTTTTGCTTTTAGTTTTGTGATAAGGCCAAAGCAAATTAACTACATTCTTGAAATGTTGAGCCTTGCCCAAACCTCCATCCTCGGGTCTTAACCCAAGTTTAAAAGCGAGCAATTCAATGTCGAGGTCTCCAGCTCCATCTGGCCAGGACTTTCCATATTTTTCTATAGGCAAGGGACTACTCTGCATAATCACTTGACAGTTGTCAATTTGAGTTCACTCTACCCAGCACGA